GGTAATAGTCCCATCTGCGGGATTATGTAATCCAGTTAAAGAACGTAAATATGCACGAGCAGAATCAACAAAATCGAACATTTGTGCCCTTGTACCAGTAATCAAATCATAAGCATCACTAATTGTAGTTTTTGTACCACTAGTGACTCTATCAAAAACATTCGTTACGAAACCCTTCGCAGATTCTACAAAACCTTGCGGAACCCAAGTAGGATTTACGTGAGGCCCATAGAACTCCAACTCTCTAAACATAAAATGCGCAGTAATTGTCAACGCATTAGTGCCAGAAGTCGGAACTCCCATAGGGTTAACGACCATCAATGTTACTTCGGCATAATTACCAGCATATTGCGACGGAACAACAGACGTACCATCTGTAGCGACAGCAGCCAATTTTGTATTTACATAAAACGGCACTTCCAACACCACTGGAGTTGCTTCATTAGCGCTTAAAAACACATGTGGAGCTGCCATGAACTTGTTCAAATTAAACAAATCAGCAGGACTTAAAACCTGTGCAAAATTATCTGTTCCAGCAGGAGTAGCAGCAGCAACCAACAAACCGCTATGCATAGGTGTTCCCGCAACTTGCAAAACTACAGAAATTTTTGCTCTATATAACAAAGAGGCATCAAACGGTATTTTTACCAAGGGGTTAGTCAATATATCATTAGGTATATTAATTGTGGTTAAAGCTGTTCCAGCTACCGCAGTGTTTACCCAAGGTATATTCTTTATAAAATATGGTTTATTCAAAATAACTGAATAATCCATTTCCAATTGAGGTGGGACACAATCCAAAGCCGGTTTCTTATTATATCTAAAGTCTGGTTCAATAGCTGACCTGGTTCTAACTGATGAGAAAAAATTCTCAGCAGTCTCATCAACAGTTTTAACAACTCCCACGTTAGCTATATCATTAACCATATTTGATTTATTATTATTGTTTTTATTTAAATTGTCTGTAATGAATTATTTATATCGAATCTCAAAGCTCCATTAACGCTTTGAGTACCCGTCATTTATTTTAATATTTAATAACATATCCATTGCTTCATAATAAAAAATGATTATAAAAATATGAATTTTAAAAACATGTATATACATTATTATTAAAAAATTGAAGTATTTATATATATTTAGAAGATCCCCAAGTTAAATCCTTCAAAAACTCCTCAGGGTTCTCATATAACTGCTTTAAGTAAGATCTAGATAAGACATAATCGCCATACCCGCGATCCTTCAACTTAATAGCAATATCATTCAATAAAATATCACGATCCGGCCATAAATAGGCTTCACGTTGATAATTCTCAACTTTAGCTTTCAAAACGACACCTAAATCCTTAGTAGCATCATAAAAACTTATTCCACTTTGCAATGTTCTAAGTTCCAAAGGACACACTACGCGACCCAGTTCATCATGATATCTAAAAAATCTTTTCAAAAATGTTACATCGTCCAATGACTGAAAGGGATCACGTATTTCGCCCTTAAGACTATCAGTAAATCCCATTCCCATAGAATCAAAAAATTCTTTCATAGTGATTGCATTTAACCGATCCACATTATTCCTAATTCCGACTAATTTATCATCTCCATAAACAAAATCTACTATGGAATGTAAAAACCGATTCACATTGTTATCACCAATTTCCCTATTATACCACATTGCCGTATAAAATCTATTTACTAGGGAATTTAAAATTGCGGTTAAATAATGCCCCGAAGGCATTGAATGAGTTGTTAAATATAAATCATCTTGCACCGCTACTATTGATCTAATGGCGTTATCTAACAACAACTCAACCATTTCTACATCTTCCGGAGGAATATATTCGAGTATAACTTCTTTTATGGCATCTTGAACTAAATTGTTCATAGAACCATCCCATTTAGCAATATCACCAGCAAAAACTCCCTCACAGGATCGCAATTCATCATACATGATGGGCCACTCACTCACGGGATTTATACCAACACAAATATTATTATATCGTCTGTTTTCCATCAAATGTTCAACCAACCAACCAAAATATTTTTTCATTAAAACTTGATGATGAATTGTGCCAACTCGAAAACTTCGAGGTACTCCCTCTTTTTCTTCATTTCGCAACTCGTCTTTCAATGCTTCACACCAAACTAATTTTTTCCAATCAATTTTCCCAATCTTAAAATCTTCCTCAAAAACATTTAACTCTTCACGCAATACATTCGTGAATTTCTTTAATTCAAAGTCTATATACACGGATTTTTCTCTTTTACAGCCAAATCCGTTACTAGAATCCTTATTTAATCCGGCCAACATTGTTGTACCACCAACGATTTCTTCTTCATTTAGAGTTCTATAAACACTATGTTCGAGAAATCTTCGTACAACTCTCTTACCGAATTCTATATCAGTATTAGAAACATTCACTGTATGTTGAAACGACTTCTTTGCTACATCTTTCACAGTACATTTACCGAATTTAGTTAAATTTGCCGGAAATCTTGTAACTGGATACAAACCATACAGTGGAGTCGTAGCCAAATTAGACTTACTACCAACGGATACATTCAAAGACTCATCAATCTTCAAAACTGACATATTCTCAATTTCCTTACCACTCATTGTAAATGGCAACACCTCTGCATCCGATTGGAAAATATCGTTAATATATTTCCTAGTATCAACACTCCATTTTATTGCCAAGCCCATTCCCAGCTTATCATTTCCAGCTACATGCATACCCAGAATACCATAATTATTACTTATTACAGCTCCACACAAGCCATCACCATGTATATTATAAGAAAAATTTTCACCCTTAACAATAACCCTATAATTGTTTAACAAAGGAATTTCATAAACAATTGGTTTATGTGAGGAAATATTGGAAACTTGACAACTATTATAACTACCAAATGGAGTTATTAAAGATAATTTTCCAGTTGGCTCAACGCCAAAAGCAGCCAATTTCCTGAAAACCGTCGGAATATTTTTTGGTAATTTAACGATGCAAACATCTTCAGCTCTATTCATATAAACTGTATCAACCCTCAATTTATCGTAAATTATATGATTTTTTATTTTATCTCGATAAACTGTTAACCGTACATTTTCGGGTGTAATCACCGCATGACTAGGTAATAAAACACAATGTCCACTCAGTAACCCAATGACATGAATTTTATTATCGTCTCCATTCAAAACAGTAACCTCGCGTAAATTATGTACTAAACTACGATGGTAAGTACCCAAATCGTCCAAGGAAAATTGTCCAGCCATATTTGATTCTATGCTATATTTTCCTCCATTTTTACTTCCACCCTTAAACAAGCTTTCAATAACCATTCGCATTACAAATACGACTGCTATTAAACATATATAAATAGCAATAGACAGCAATTCTTCGCTCTCTAATATTTTATCCAACATGCCAGTGATTTTAGAAACCAGCCATGTTACTGCATCTCCAACAAAAGAACATAAAGTTTTGTCAGGCTCTTGACTTTCTGACCGCAATTCATCACGCAATTTTTTCAACTTTGCCTCTAAGACTTCTGGA